GGGGGGGGGGGGTGTTGAACTTCAACTATAGGAAATTCACACACCAAGGTCTACTATCGGAGGCGGGCACAGACGGGGAAGGAAAGGCCACTTTGTTATCATCATCTCCTGCCTATAGCACGCCTCTGTGTACTTCGTTGCGCATATTGACTCGAGAGAGATTTTAATGGGGCAGCTTCCGAGACCGAGCCCCACAGCCACACGACCCATGGACGACGCCATTAAAATCATGTCGGCGCATACCTCGTAGTTCCACGCAATGTCGAGCATGTCGTTACACGCGCGGCGCAGCTTCTCAACGAGGTCTTTTGCCTTGTCGTGCTCGTCTTCGTTGATGAGCGGAGCATCATTAAAATAGTCCTCCACTTCCTTTGCGAGGTCACCAAACTCAGCCCCTTGTTTGCGAAGATTAGACGCAAGTTTACGAGCTGTGTCGTTCGGATCTAGTTCTTCATCCTCAAACCACGGACAGCACTTTAGAATCGCGCCAAGATCATACTCCATGATCCACGGTATTTTACTACCGCTCCTCCTATCTCTTATAACACTCGTGCTTCGTTGCTGGAGAGCAAGTAGCGGGGGAAGCTCCGTGCAAGAGCCACCCACCGCGAAGGCACCCTCCTTATCTCCGCGCACTCCGCTTTGCTCAGTCCAATGTGGTGCTCGCACAAGTACAGCAGCGAGTGATACCCCATCGCGGCGGGAAAAACGACGAACATCGTCGATTCCGAGAGGAGAAGCGCAGTCTCTTTCCCCCTTGCCGGCTGGTGATTGCAAACTATAACGCTCGTTCCGCTGTGGCGTCCGAGGGTCAGTAGACTCTTCAGGATCTTGTCCACCTCCTTTTTTTGAGGACCGTGGAGAGCCTCGCAGTCGTCAAAGATAACGAGTGCGTTTTTGAACCCACTGAGCTCATCTCCATCTTCGAGGGGTTCCTCAACAAAGCTACTGATGTCCAAGCGTTTCAAAAAGCGTTTATCTCTGTCATCACGCATGCCATCAAGCGTCGAGTCTTTGCCGAGTGCTGATAGACAGTAGACCTTGCGATCAGGCCACATGCGTTTGTATTCCTCAGCGATTTGCTTGGCGATGTAGCTCTTACCGCCGCCTGATGCGCCAGTAATAGTCCAAACGTCGCGTGCACCTTTTACTGTAGTAGGGAGTATAAGGAATTCAGCATCTTCAGGAATAGTCATTGCGCGCAGACCGCCTTGCTCGTTGAGATACAGTGGAGCTCCATTGTATCGATCACGGCTCCGAACTCGCGCTACGGGCCGCGGAGGGGCAACGAACCGTGCGCCAGAATCGACTGTTAACGGCTGAAACGAAAACCCAGCAGACATTATGGATTACGAGTTGTCAGACATTGATTTGAAAGAGCTTGTGCCTGGACTGCGTGTGTTCAGATATCCAGAACTCGAAAATTTCGACCGTGTAGAAGATCTCTTAGACGAACACGGTCGCGTAGCAATCCTTTTCTTAACTGAGGGGCCGAGTGAGGGACATTGGATCTGCTTATCGGCCGACGACGACACGCCGACACTCACCTTCTTCGACTCTTATGGTCTGCGTCCAGACTCCCAATTCTCGTGGTTATCGCACGACGAGGAAGTCTCTCTTAACCAGACAGAGCCCTTCCTTCTTGAGCTCTTGCGCGACGCGAAGGACCGTGGCTGGGAGGTAGAGTTTAGCCCGTATCACTTACAGAGCAAGAGAGACGGGGTAGAGACGTGTGGACGTCACGTAGCAACGCGCTTACTACACAGTCATCTACCGATTGACGAATACAAGGCTATCATTGACGATTCAGGTCTCACACCCGATCAATACGTTTTAGAAGTAACGTCGTCGATTCTTGGCAAATGAAGCGAACTGCTTTTGACGTGTTCCGAGGTGGCGCCGATGGCATGCCGACTTCTGGTGATCCCTCCCACGTGTACGTGAACTTGGGGATCATTAACGCGGACTCTGGTCTTGAAGGTCTTGCTGCACCGGTGCGCGCATCCTTTAGCGAGTCGCGATCAACTCCGATTGTGTCCAACACATCCGAATACGACCTTAGTGTTATTCGCTTCACAGCCAATGGCCTTGGACCAGCACTGCCCCTTTGGATACCTCAAATTCAAACAGGACAGAGCGATCCAGATCAGACCATCTACAAAATTGTGGTGCACGCTCCAGTAGGGGGGACCCCTCCCATCAAGGCAACGAAAACCCTGCGATGGGTTTGTCCTTTCAACAGTAGGACATTGGCGCCCACTCCTCAACCGCCAGTTGACGTCCAGGACTTAAGCTCCGTGTACTACTTTGCGCAAACTTATCAGCAATTCGTCGACATCTTCAACACGGCGCTCTATGAGGGTCTTGTTGACGTCGGACTTGGGAACCTCATCCCCAAGTGCTACCTCTACTATAATTCGGTTACCCACCTGTTTGAGCTCAACCTCGATGACACTTTTGGTCCACAAATCACGTCAACACCCACAGGCTACAGTACTGCTCTAGCCACTGCTTATCTCCAACTCAATCCTCCTCTCAACAATTTGCTTCTGTCCTTCAATAGTATCTATGGACAGCCGCCTTCTCTGCCTGTTGGATATGACCTCACCCCTACGTACTATACCGTAGTGCCCCCTCAAACGGGGGCTGGACCGACAGCACCAAGCACAGGCACAGGAATTCGCTTCGTAGAAGACTACCCGTCGACCCAGACCGGACTCTGGAGTCCGATCGACGCCCTTTGTTTCACTAGCTCTTTCCTTCCGCTTGCGCCTGAGCAGGGCACTGTTCCTACTATCGTCGGCACGTCCAATCTCGGCAATAGTGGCTTTCAAACTGGTGCAGGCTTCACGCCCATCATCACTGACATCGCTTTCCAAGGTGCGCCGGAGAACGCGCTGACAAGCACACTGTACACACCACTGGCAGAGTATCGCATCTCGTCGCTGACGTCAGCAGGACCTGTGCAAACGGTTGACATCAACGTCTTTTTCAGGTACCGTCTCACGGGGCAGCTCATTCCTGTGTTCATGCCGAACAACAGCTCTATTACGATGAAGATCATGTTCCGTAAGAAGAGCTGGGGGGGTTAGGCGTGAATGCACAATGATGAAAAATGGACCCGCGTCGGGGCCGCGGTGGGGGTAGGCCATATCCTGACCCAGGTGTCCGTTTAGGCTGCGGAGTAGCGCGTTGGATTCGTCTCGTCAAGGCCGTTCCAACGCGCATAGCGGCGTCCCGGGAGTCGCAGGCTAAGTGGGGGGAGGGGGGGTGTCAGTTGAGGACTCTACTAACGGTCACACCCCCCCCCCCCACTGCCCACTGTAGTCCGCCCTGTCCCTGCCAAGTATAATTGGTAATACTAATATTATTACTGGTTATTACTTATAGCCCACTGGGAGCGGGTACTAGCCCAAGTTAAGAGGTCAGCCCAGTCCATAGCGGATAGGCACTTCCCATCTCTATGGGGAAGACCCAAGTGAGATGCCATATGAGAAGTCCCAGTGATATTACCTGTCCCAAGTGATGTCCCAGTTATATTCCCAGTTATATTTTCCCTCTAGACTGACCGGCGGGGGGGGGGTCGGCCATGGGTAAATTTTTTGCTTGGGCTGACTGACCCCATTCCTTTTGCAGGCTATAACCATCAAGCCCGGCACTGAGCTGGATCAGATGCATGACCTCTGTGTGGCCCGGATGCGCAAGGACATGTGCGGTACCCAGACAACCAAGGGTGCTATCCAGCGACTGATGGAGCACGCTGACACCCTTTACTGCCTTGTTAAGACAGGCGAGCGTACCATTGCGCAGCTTCAGGAGTGCCTGGATGTCACGCGGTCGCTGAAGAAGGATGAGTCAGACTTGTTCCTTGGCTACCCCCAGGCAGTCTATGAGCTGCAGCAGGAGCTCCGCAACATTGAGTGCGACCACGGTCACACTAACTTGCGCGAGGCAGCTCACGCGGTCATCCATGAGAGCAAGAAGGTGTACAACCATGTCGTCCGCCCTGGGCCCATCCGCGTGCCCATCATGCACGTGTCAGACATGTCAAGCTTCGTTGAGGCGCCCCGCCGCGAGGCCCCCCCCCGTGGCAAGAAGCGACCTGCGGCTGCCCTCGTCGTCCAGTGCGTGCGTGCGCACCTGTCAGGTTGCTGTGGCAAGGCCTGTCCCAACCATGTCGAGCGGGGGGGTTTGAGCTACAAAGCCTGTCCCGAGGATCACGAGGTGGAGTAGGTATTCGGTGCATACATATTACTAGGGCCGTGGGACCCGGCGATACAGTCCCCGTGGATTATGGCAAACAGCCTCCCACGAATTATAACCTCGGCGCGAGCGGGCTGGCTGCCCTTAGCCTCGTGTCATAGCCACGGTACGCGGCGTCTCCTAGTTGGAGCCTACCCTTGATCCGCTATGCACTTTGACCCCGTTCAGTGAAACGAATGGGGAGAGGGGACCGTGCGCACCCCCTCAGCCGCGCCTAGCCAGTCGCACAACCACTACCGCCAGACTGGATCACATCTCACCTAGAGCTGTGCTTATGTGCCTTCTCCCACCCTTTGCAGTCTGACTGAGAATGAGTGAAGCACAAGTTCAAGATGGTGGCGCTGGTGCGGGCGGAGGCCCCGCCGCTGCTTCTCAACCCGACGCGCCTGACCACATCGTGCGTGGGGGTTGTCTTGTGTGGGATGGGGCCGGTCAGTCTAGTTATGTTGCCTCGCCTCTCCAACCAGGCACCACCCTCTCCTGCTCGGAGCGAGAAGAGCGGGACCACCATTGATGGCGATTTGCTGCAAGGCTTGAGGACGGAGCGCGGGCCCCCAAAGGGCATCCCGGGCGCAAATGGGAAGCCCACCTACATCACAGAGGAGCGCTATGTGGCTATGCGCAAGCGCTTTACCATGTCCAACTTCCTGCATGGGCTGAGTGGCAAGTATGTGTCCATCCTTGGCAATGGCAAAGTGCAGATCCACCCTGATCCTGCCACAGCCGCACGTCTCTTCCTGACTGCGGGCAAGTGGAAGTGGGGGACGGGAGTCCATCACATTCCCTTCTTTCCCTTCTTCATGCGTGATCCTGATGCACGCACCTGCGTCGAGGTCAAATACACTACTGACCGTGAGGACGATGGAGAGGGGCCTATCTACTACGCACGAGCCCACTTTGACTGGGAGTTGATGGGGGGGGCACCGCGCTATGACTGTCTCAGCGAGTCCGTGGACTATGGGCATGTGATGGAGTATTTCTCCACCCTCCTCAGTGTGTGCGCTGGGGGTCCCGTTGGGTCAGAGCCCTTCCTCTACCTTCGCAACTGGCTTGCTCACGTCGTGCAGAAGCCACACACCCAGCAGGGAGTCGCTGTCTTCCTCAGTGGGCCTATGGGGTGTGGCAAAGACACGCTTGCGAAAGCCTTGCGTCGCATCATTGGCAAGGACTGGATGGGTTCCACTGTCGGGTGGAAGTCCCTCGGTGGCGATCACGACACTACCGCATACAACGTCGCCCTCTGCTACGTCGAAGAGGCGGACGACGTCAGCGAGTGCCCTCTCACCCTTGTGAATGGGCACATCACGTCTGAGGTGTTGAAGGTCAACATCAAGCACATCCCCATCTTTACTGCTGAGCACCACGCATCCTACTTGGCCTCTTGCAACTTGGCCAACCCTCACGCTGAGGGCCGCGGTGAGCGCCGCTACATGCTCCTTGGCTGCTTGCCTGACCTCGTCGGCAAGTTCGAGTGGTTCGACACCATGAACGAGATCATTAGGGATGACCGCGCCATTGTCACGATAGCCTCATGGCTCAACGAGGTTGACATCAGTCAGTTCCGCGCACGCACGAAGGTGTCTGGGCCTGGAGTTGTGATGGACCCCAACAGCTTTCATGCCCAGATGATGCAGGGTGAGACTGACCCGCCTTTGCCAAAGTTCATTGCTGAGGGCTGGTCCTGGACAACCTACAAGTCATCGACGGAGATCCTGCCAGCGTTTCTTGGTTGGTGCAAGCAGAATGGTAAGGCAGCTCCAGACTCCCTTACAGCCACGGGTGAACGCGAGTACCCCAAGGCAGTCCAGAAGATGGGCATGCTCCTTGGACTGTCTGTACGGAGCGGTCTCTTGCAGAAAAATGTGGATGGTCGCTATCGCAAGGTGGTTGCGGCGGGGGGTGGGGCGGGTGCTGGAGCAGGTGCCGGGGCGGGTGCCGGGGCGGGCATGGGTGCCGGGGCAGGCATGGGTGCCGGGGCAGGCATGGGTACTGCTGCTATGGGCAACTTTGGCATGGGCGGGGGTGGTCTTGGTCTGGGCAAGCGGCGCTTTCCCCTTCCACCCTTGAAGCTTGCAGATAGCCTTCGTGCGGCTGCCGCTGCCGCTGCAGTGCAGCGCGCGCCAGGCGGCGACTTTGACGTGGATTCGCGCGACGAGGCCGCTGCGCGGGAGATGGAATTGGAAGAGGACTTTTAGGTTATACGTGTGCACACCCCTCAAGCTGATAGTCCCCTGTGGCAATATCAATCGCAGCGACTACATGCTTCGCCAAGAGAAGCGCTGTACTCCACGATGCGGGGTCATGCGAGTCGAGCGTATTGTAGGCAATCATGAGAAGGGCGCGGATCGTGTCGATTTGGATGATCGAGCGCGCCGATCGGAACTCCCGACAGTAGTTACACACCAGGCCCCCGCCCCCCTCCGCAGGACCATTTTCAACCATGATTCTACCCCTAAAACTCTCACTATAACTGTAGTGAAAGTGGAGCCCGACATGGCCCTCGACGAGGAGTTATCCGCTGTGACTGTCCGTCTTCTCGCTCTTGTCGACGAGTGGGGTGGAACTGATCGGGGATCCGCTAGTGGGTGGGAGGACGACTGCTGCTGGGGATGCCTGCCCACAACACCACAACGCACGCCAGCACTCCCCTGGTGGTGGGCATGCTCCTGTAGCGGCCGTCACAAGACTGAGAGCGGCAGAAGTCGCGGCGTGCTCGGCTGCGGGGAGGTGCGAGAGGATAGTAGCCACGAGTTCACCCTGTAGAGAGTGAAAGAGATTAATAGCTTCTGCAGAAGTGAAGGAGCCATTCTGAAACACATCGGTAATCAGTGCTGACACCGCATCATTAAGAGCAGACATGGATCAAACAATTAAAAACTTGGAAGCGGAGAATCGTTCTCTAAGACAAGAGCTCGCATCCGCGCTTGAGCGAGTGAGCATTGAGAGGGAATTTAATAACTTTCAGTACAATCAGTTTGCAGCCCTTGATCTCCATCAGCGAACCCGCATCGAAGAACTATACAGAGACATCGCTCGACTGCGCCTACAACTTCAAGCTGATAGAGGCGTGCCCGGGGCCATCGGCGGTGCCATGGGTCGCTATTATTCCTGAGCACAGAGTACCACCCCCCACCTACGTGTGACAGTCTACTTGCTATAGGGAGTAGACTGTCACACGTAGGTGGGGGGGGGGGGAGGGGGGTTGCGCGTATAATGCTCAAAGCGGCGCTCAATACCCGCTTCCTCCGCAGCCGATCGTGCTCCTGGTGGACGCCGCGATTGACGCCCATCAAACCAGTGAATTGGCATACTCTTCCGGACTACCTTTGAGCGTTTGAGGCGGCCCCCCACGGCCGGCTCACCCTCCGGTTCATCGTACTGGGCAAGCTCGTTATCCATCAAATTTGCGACTGTGGCTTGCAGAGCGGCGATGTTTGTATCGCGATCCCTGATAGTTTGTTCTAATCCAGCAATGAGTTGGCGCAGACCTTCATTTTCGTCGCCTCCGCGCCCCTCTTGCAAATCAAGCATCTCTCTCTGTGCTGCCTCAACAAGTTTCAAGAGAGCTGACTGAAGCTGGTACATCATTGACGCCGTTACGGAAACGCCACGCTTCTCATCGTCATTACCAAACATCGTTGCTTGTCTGTTCCAGTCATTAAAAGCCTCATTCACGTCATCATCGAAGGTGAGCATCGTCAGGTTCCATTCGTCTGGAATTTTGGTTCTCAGATCTTGGCGATAAGTAGGAACCAAATTACTATATCTAGCAAGTGCTTGAGCGTTCATTTTTAATTTGGTATATCAAACTGGACCCCGCCTAATTGCTGCTGGAGCGCTTCAACCTGCGCTTGGAGAGCCGCGACTTCATCTTGGAGTTCCCCATTTTGCTCCATGAGGTTTGCTGTTGCGATGTTGTTTTGCTGGTTCGCCGCCGCAGCCATCTGCTGTGCCATGTCCTGGGCTGCATCCTGGAGCCCTTGTTCGAGCTCCTCACGTAACGCCTGCTCCTGTCCAAGGGCGTTGCGGAGAAGATCGTTTGCACTTTGCTCTTCTTGCAGGGCTTGAGTAAGAGCCTCAATCTGATCTGTCATCATGATCGCTTGTTGAGTAGGAGGCATTGCAGCTACTTGGTTGGCGTGAACAACAGCGGTCAACGCGTCCAATCTATTCTGAACTACTGATACGAACGTACGCAGCCCTGTCGTCAGCATCATTACCACCTGCTGATCGTTCTCGTCCATGCTGAGGCGTTGTAGCAAGTTTTGGACGTCCTCCAACACCATCGGATCTGGACCGGCAAGGTCTGGCAACACCCATGATTCTGCCGCTAAATTATCCACTTTGTTGCTATACCATCCTCCGGGGTCCATGATGAATTAATTGTAATGATCTGTGGTTTGATCCCCCTGTCATGTAGCGGACAAGGTCAAAGCCCTTCCTCACGAGGGTCTTCAGGTGGTCAGGTGCGTCAACTTCCTGAAGCACGTAGCTGCGAAGGCCGGGGGTGAGGAGACCCTGCGCGTTAAGACAGCTCGCAACAAAGCCCTGGCAGTTGTCGCTGAAAGGGTCATATTTGAAGAAGGCGGAGTCGCCCTGGATGGCTCGTCCGCCCTCGAGAAGGTCAGTGATAGTAACTCCGTCAGGGAGAGGGACTTGGAGCCTGTCGGTGACGCCGGAGGGTGGGGCGGCGTGCACCTCGATGTAGAGGTTTTTCTCAACTGTGAGACACACCGGTGTGTCGAGGCATACGACCATAGAGACGTGGTAGTAGCCCGGCAACCACGCAATTGGCGCTCTGCACACATAGAGTTCTGCTATAGGCTCGCGTGCCTCTGGCGAGCCCAGAAAGTCGCGCACGGACTTTGTGTAATTCATAATGCTACGATCCAATGGTCGCCAGAGTGGCGCCGGGAGTGCGGTAAGCCGCCGTTCTCCCCAAGCGGCCACTCAGTGGGACGGCCGCGCCGCCCCGTCTACGTCTGCGTCCATGACGCCCCCCCCTCCCCCCCCCCCCACGGGCCCTCCCCCCGTGGGTACCAAGCGCCGCGCCCTTGAGCCCATCGACGACATCGCCGAGGAGGTCGATTCCGAAGATAGCTGGGACAGCGCAGAGGAGGAGTACGAGCCGCCCCCCCCCCGATCGCGTGGGCCAGGCCCCCGTGGTCCCGACGGCGGCTTACGTGCAAACCCGCAGCGGGCGCCCGAGCGGTATTGGGACCACGAGTCTCACATGGAGGCGTGTCGGCGTGAGCTCGCAGAGCTCACTGGCGAGGGTATCACCTGGGACGAGATCGACGCCTCGGAGGGCGACTCCAACTGTGATATACAGTCCGAGGATGACGACGAGGAGGAGGAGGAGGCTCCGGACAACAATAACGAGCATTTAGAAGATCCTTCACCTAATCTGTGAATTTTAAAATGAGTGCATCCTCGGGCACGGTTCAGAACACGGCGGGTTCCCTTGTCGTAAATGGCGACCTTCTTACTCGTGGTAACCTTACGGCAGTTCAGCAAATAACGGTCGATACCGTATCTGCCCGTCTTCTTGAGGCAGGAGAAGGTGGAGTTGTGACTGGTGGTAATGTGGTCGTCGTGGGTACCGGGCAAGTCATTACACCCATCGTCACCGTCAGTGAAATTGTGAACAGTGATGCCGTATCTGCTCGTATTATTGAGGCAGGCACTGGAGGTTTTCTCACTGGTGGTAATATTGAAGTGAGTGGTACCGGCAATCTCATCGTCGGTCCTTCAGGTGGTACATCTGAAATTATCCTCAACGGTGTGCCTCTTTCAGGTGGAGGTAGTTCGGGGTTATTCACTGGACAGGTAACTCTGAATCAGCAAGGTGTTGACCCCGTTTTGTACTTCAACTCCGTCCCTTTTCCAAGTGGATTCTCGAGGGGGCCGTACACAGTTCTGTCTTTCTTTCCGCAAGCATATCTTGATCCTACTACAGGTGTCCTCACACAGAGTGGTTGGAATGCTCCAGAAGCTATTTGGGATCAAGCTGAAAACACATGGTACGTCACTGTATCAAGTGTTGGTGTAGTCTCTGTTGTGCCATTGATCGTTAATTACGTCTGGGTGAACCTCGCTCCTGATGCCGCCGCTACAGCCAGGAGCGTGTCTGACACACGCACATTTGAGGAGAAGCAAAGTGCGGCAAATGCACGCATGAAGGCTAAGATGATTGCAGCCGCTGCAGCGGCGCCGCTGCCACGAGACGTAGTGATGTAAAGTGCGTGCATTTAATAGCCCATGCCACGGCCGTGCATACCCATCATGCCATAGCCACTACCGTGGAGCGTACCGGCCGAATCACGCCACTGCGTGCCGTATGCGCGAGATGCACCATCTGCCATGTATGAGAGCGTGTGAGCGCGAGGGTACGTCATGATGGGCTTGCCAAACTTGTTCAGTTTACCCGTATCCGTGCCCGCTGCGGGGGCGACACGATGCCACTGGAACGGGCCACCAGACGAGGAGAGAGCCTGGTACCGTGAATACTCATCAATACGCTTCGCCTTAGGGCCCTTACCCTGCTGTGCCCGCCATGCATCAACAACCTGGCGGAAAGGGACGCCCGCAGCCTTTTGCGCGCGGCGGAAGGCATCCCACGCCTGCCACCCAGGCTGGTCACGCGGACTACGGCCAGCCAGGCGTTGACGCATTGCCTCAGTGTGCGCAAGCTGCTTAGCGCTTCGAGGGGCACGAGGACCCTTAGGTTTGCCCTGTCGGGGGGGGAGGGGGATATCAGAGCCTGGAGCGTATCCGCGGTAGTGCATCTTAAAGCGGGGAGCTGCAGCAGCCGTTGCACGCTCTGCCGCACGCCTCGCAGCATATGCTGCAAGCTGTGGGGGCTGGGGACCCCGCGTGCGCGGACGGGAAGAGGGTCGTGATGGTAAATCAGGTTCAGTATCTGTATCGAGTGCACTACGGCCGCGCTTAGCGCCACCGAATGCTTTGCCAAGCTTACTTGCCATTCCAATTGCGCCTGATGCAACGTTCACACCGCGACTGAGATAACTTGAGGGGTTTGCAAATTCATTCTCGACCTTTCCCCAAAAACTATTCCAACTACCGCCCTGCATCGGGCGACGACCACCGTACATATATGACGACATTGGACCAGTGCGATTAATAGGAACGTTATTAGCAAATGCAAGCGGAGTCGCTGCGTCCTTGTGAAGAAATGTCTGCGGTTGGGCTAGAAGAACGGCTCTGTGTTTGGGGGGGGGGGGGGCTAAGGGTGTCGTTGATGCAAACATAATAAGAGTTCCACATACACTAAAATGTCGTTACTCACTGTTAAACGCTTCGATGATCGTGTGTTCCAAAAGGCGCCAGAATGGACTGTGGAGGCCGGAGCAGTCAGTCTGAGTTCTGCGAACTTTGTCTCGCTTTCTGCAAATTCCGGTCAAGTCACGTTCCAGATCCAGGCTCCGTCGCAAAGCGTTTATTTGGATCGCCTTGTCCAGTGGCAGCAGACGTGCGCGGTGAAGCTGCAGGTGAATATGACGCAAGCCCCTGAGGTTTACCCTCAGGCCGTCGTCGTTCCGGGGCGTGATTTCGCCCTCTGTTCGAGTCCCTTGCACTCGCTTGTGACTTCCATTCAAGCCACGATTTGCAACCAGCAGGTCTCTAGCAACTTAAACCAGAACCGCGAGATCATGGATCTGCTTTCGGACACACCCATGGATCGCGAGTGGCGTACGTACCCGTGTGCGCTTGATGTCTTTGCAGACTATAATGACGCTTACGGCACAAGCATGAACCCCCTGGCGGGTTTTGATTCAGCGACATACGGGGCTACGATTGGAAATGGAGCATGGCCTTTGGTCTTTACCAACCCAGCAGGGTCACCTACAACAGCATATACCGATGCACAAGGAAATTTGATAACATTTACGGCTCAGGGACTACCGCGCATTAACATTCAGACGGATCTTGTAAATGCAGAGCTCGTTGACGTCTACTTCCAATTTCAGAGTGTTGAGCCGTTGCAGATCTCTCCATTCATTTGGCGTGAGGTGTTTGAGCGCAAGACAGGCCTAAGCCAGATCCAGAACCTCCAGGTCATCATGAATATTCAATCGGCATTGCAAGCACGCCTCATTCGCAGCACATCTGCGGCTGGACGCCTTCTCGTATCGCAGGCTCTGTGGCCTATTGGTTCCTCAGGCTCGCCGTTTGCAGGTTCGGGTCTTGTGAGCCAGTTTCTTACACCTCCCCCAGACCTTCCTGCACCCGCTGCAAACGTCGTTGACTTGCAGACGATCACACCCTACGTGTATCCCACTGCTCCTATTCGGGTTCAGGGCTCATCGCAGGGCCCTGTTCAGACCCAAACACTCAGTCTAAACGCCATCCCAGACTACATCATTGTTGCAGTCCAGCCTACACCTGCCTACATGACGTCTGCTGGTGCGCGTACGCTTGCGACGTTCTACGTCCCGATTGTGTCTGTATCCGCTACGTGGTCAAACGTGGCTGGTCTACTTTCGTCGCAGTCTCAGCAGCAACTTTTCGGAATCTGCAAGGCAAATGGTCTGAAGATGACGTGGCCCCAGTGGCGTGGATTTGCTGATCAGGCATCTGCAGGTCGTGAGGGCACTGTTCAGCTAACAGGTGGTCCTCTCATTCTCCGTCCGGGCATTGATTTAACGCTTCCACCTGGACAGGCGTCCGGTCAGAGCAATGGGCAGTGGACTTTTAGTGTTCAACTGCAGGTTGATACTAGCGCAATTCCTGTTTCTATTCTGCAGGATCCTGCTTGGGCTCTTCAGACGACAGTTTTGGCCGTTAATAGTGGTTTCTTTGCGACCGTTGCTGGAGAGTGTCGCATTACAATCGGTCCCCTTGCGGGACCCATGGGGGCAGCGCGCGACGACCCTAATGCTTTGTCATCTATTCCCGTTGCCGGCTCCGTCTCCCGTCCCGAGTTCACTGAGCTTTATGAGGGCGCGCGGCTTATCGGCAGCGGCGGTCCCCGCAACCGCATGCGCATGTCTGACCGCGTGCGTCGCTGAGCGCTTCCGCATCGTACTGACGCCAACGCCGCGCATCAAGCGCCCCGCACCATTCCAATCGTCTAACGCGCGCACGTCGCGGGAATACCGCGGTCGTTTAGAACCGTTAAGGGACAATAGACCTTGGATTGCACACAATTCATATTCTGTGAGCATGTTGGTCATTGTGTTTACTGCGACTTCCGCTCGTACGTCGGCCATTGCGACACTGAGTCAGGTGCCGGTGTGCTCGCGGGCATCTGCACTGGCGCTTCCGCGTTGCTGCGCGCGCGTTTGTGGTACTCGTAGTACTCCCCCTCGCGCGACCGCGGGGGGGGCGCCCCGCCGTAATGCGGCGAAGCCGCACTCGCTCCCGCTCCCGCACCAGCCCCCGCCCCCCCTTCGGGCTTTGGTGGATTTGGAGGTGGCCCCTGCGCCATGTGCGTAACGGCGTCTGAAGGGCGACGCACAAGAGGCGCTTCCATCTCCTCGAGCTCCTGCTCAATGCCATCCGCGACGAAACCCATCTCGCCGCAAATGAAAGTGAGCGCCTCGTACATGTTCTTGACCTTGGAGTAGAGCTCGTGGAGGTCGAGCATTGGAGGACGCGACGACATGAGGGTCTCAGAACCCGGCTCCTCGTAAGTGTCCATGTGAGGTGACGGCCAGTGAACAGAAGAAGAGTGGGCCATTATGGCTTCTAGTCCTGTAGAAGCTATTAATGATGCCTCTATTTCTGATGCTACCCGGGCGACCTATGGTGGAACACTGTCCTTACTGTCTGAGCTCCTTGAATTCAACCCCTACTCTCGCTCAGACTTCATTTCGCGCATGAGTGATGCCTCGAACACGTACGACATAATCAAAGGTAGATGGCCTGACCCGTCAACGCGATGCCGTGTCCTCACGTGTATTCTCGCCATTGTCCGGCATGGGGGAATGATGCTCCGAGGAAAAGGCCTCACAATTTGGAAGCACATTCACTGGGTGTTGACTCGCAACACGGCCCGACGTCATGGAAAGCTGTCAGCCAAAGAAGAGGCGGCATGGGTGCCGTTTAGTGAGATTGCCATAACGCGTGAGCGTCTGGCTAGAACGGAGTTTGGGTCATTCGACCACCTCTTCCTTGCGTGGTACACGCTGTGGCCCCCCCTTCGTGCTGACTTCTACGACACCGTCATTTACCGCACAGAGCGTGATGTTCCCCCGGAGCTGCGACGGTGGATGTACTTTAAACCGCCCTTTGGCAATGGCACGATGAGTGGTGGGGAAATCAGCGCAGTCCTTCGGGGAGGTGCGAAGGGCGGTGCGGTGCACAAAATGTCTACGCGCAAGCGCAACCCGGAGATGCCTCTCACCAACTTCATCGTCCTCCAACCGGAGACGCCCCGAGAGTGGACAAGCTCGATGCCGAAACCAACGTGGGTAAACGAATGGGATAGGGCACCCAGGCTCGTACTCTTGAAGCACAAGACGGCTAACACGCATGGTCGCGTGCTGCGGTCACTGCCTATACGGTTGGCGGAGGTCCTTGACGCCTCACTGTACGACACACCACGTGAAGTTCTCTTCTTGCGTCCTGACGGACAACGATTTAATTCACCTCACGCGTACACTGTATGGGGAGAAAGGCTACTTGCTAGGCTGTTTGAGGGGCGGCGTCTCGGGTTCAATGGTCTCCGACACTCCTACATCAGCAACGTCTCTTTCGACGAGTCCAGTCCCCAGCAGCTTGCGACGCTTGCGCGCGACATGGCTCACTCCGAGTTCCAGCAACGTAGATACACTCGCGGCACCTTTAAAGAGGGCCGAGCACCCGTCATGAAAGAGCCGGATACGTACGATGCAAGGCGGTTCCACAGGGACGCCGATGCACTTCTCGGGAAGCTCAAAGCGGACACGGCGCGTCGCCATGTGCCGCGCACACCGGCTAAAGGATTGAATTTAATGGGGAGAAAAAATTGAGGTCAAAAAAAGTTGAACCCCTTGAAGTTGATGTTCAACACCCCCCCCCCCCCCCCCCCCC